TTGTTGTTAATTGGTCGTATGTTGCAAGTGAGTGCAAACCGTTAGTTGATGCTGTACCGCTTGTACCAAATGCCGCAGTTGATGTTTTACCACCGGTATAAGTAGAATTTGCTCCACCATACTGGTTTAAACCACGCAAACCATTTGAACCACCATAAGGTAATGATGTTGCACCTTGGTCGTTGTTGGCTACCATTGACAATGCTTCTGCTTGTGAAAATTCCACGAGCATGTCTGAAACAACATTAGATTCCAAGCCGTCAATATCGTCCAAAGCCGCCGTTCTAATTGGGAACTGAACGTTTAAATCTTGCAAGTTTAATTGCCAAATGTTTGTGCTTTCAGTTGTAGCAGTACCGTTGTTTTGAATGCCATAACCCCATGCAGGACCAGCATTACCAGTCTTAGCACGGAACTGATAGGTTGAACCATCAGTTGATACGTTACGACATACACCACGAAGTGGGTTAGCCAAACGCATTGCAACAAATACTGGGTCATAAGCAGTACGACCACCAACACCAGCACCAGAACCAGTTAATGCTGATGCTTCTTTTAAGTAAGCATCATATTGTGTTTCATCTTCAAATAGTTCAAGTTCTTTTTCTACACGAGCATTGCCTTTGTAAAAAGATGCTAATTGCTCTTTTACACGCTTGTTAACATCTTGACCAATTGTTTTGGCTGGCGATGTAACCGTGTTAGCAAATTTTGCTGATGCAACTTTAGCCTCAAGCGCATTAACTGTATCAGTTAATTCACCTTTAAATGCTTCCAGTTTTTCTGCAACAGAAGTTTCAATTGCTTCTTTAACAGATACCAACTCAGCATCTTGCTTTGCTTCAATAGCATCTACTTTTTCTAATACTTTTTCGATAGACATAATTGTCTCCTATTTAATACGTTTGTCTAATGCTTTTGATAACTCACGCAGTTCTAGTGCTTTAAGTAATTCATCGGCTTGATTTTCCACCGCATCTGAATCACTCGGATTTGGGGTTTCTTCAATAGGTTTTGTAGCATCACGCTGTTCCAAAACTTTTTTGAAAATACTAGATGCGGTGGTCGCATCCTTTTTAGAGATATTTGCTTCACGCAATAATCTTTCTAAATTTCTTGGATTTAATTGTCCTTCTGCATCAAAGCATTCCAATTTATTAATTTCAGCATTTGGATTGTTTGGATACATTACAACCGAAACTTCACGAAGTCCGCCTTTAGTAATCTGAAAGTAAGCATCATCTTCATCCATATCAGCAGAATCCAGCATATTTCCTTCTGAATTTACATAACAGGCTTCTTCTGCATAAGCACCAACAGAAACACCTCCAAACATATTTGGACATTCTTTTAGCACATTGTATAAGTCTGAACCGCCTTGCGTGTTAAGATATAATCTGCCTTTAGCAGTCATTCCCTCATCGTCAAAGTTAAATTCGTTCCATTCGCCCATTGGCATGCCAAGGTCATTATGATTTAAAAACATAGGTAAAGGTTTGTCGGTAGAGGCAAATTCCTTTGCCCAGTCTGCAAACCCCTCAGGTTGATAGTTGAATTTACGGCCGTCTGCACCCTCACGAGCACCCCAAGTAGTTACTCGAGCCTCAAGATTGCCGCTAGGTGTTTGTTTTTCGTCTGTGCTAGACTGTAGGTTTACTACCGCTTCGCATATTAGTGTCAAGTTTTTCATGTATCACCCCATTGTGGATAGATTGATTATCGTCTGTTATCTTGTGGGGTATATTTACTTTAGGCAGTTTAACATTAGAACGTTTTACTTGTGAAGTCAATATATCTAACAAATTTGTTAAAAGGCTCATGTTTTGCCTATATTCATCTTGTTAGTTTGATTGCCACCACCGCCACCAGTATCTTGCGGACTTGTACCGCTTATCATACCTGTATTATTTGTATCTTGTGTTAAATTGTCTGCGCCGTCAAGTTTATCCATGTTTAAATATTCACGGGCTTCATTTGGCGTAATAATACCAGCATTTACACCTGCTGTTGCAAAATTCATTTGGTCTAAAGGTGCGCCTTTTAAAAAGTCTTTGGTATCAAAACGAACCACCAAATTAGGATAGCCTTTTAGTAATTGTTGCTTAAGTTTTTGCTCAATACTAATAATCATAGGATACATAGTAGTTTTGTAAAACTCGTCTAACATAGTTTGCGTGTTATTAAACTTTCCGTCAACTACACCCAACATGGCAGGCGGCACACCAAACAAAGCGCAAATACGTTTGGTAGTTTGCATTTTTAACTCTCTAGCATCTGCATCCTGTAAAGTTAGCATATTTACTGGAGTATATTTCATGCCTTGGTCTAATAACATACCTTGACCTGCTTTAGATGGGTCTGCATTGCGAGAGCCAGTTAATTGGTTCCATGTTTCCTTAAGTCGTGCCGCAATTTCCTTGTATTTGCCGTCAGGTATAACTTGGTCGGTAGTAAAAATACCGCTTGGCTTTGCGCCGTTTTGCATAATAAAGTTAGCGTAAACATCTATGTCTTGGTCAAGTGCTACCAATTCTGTAGCCAAAATACCTTTATTAAAACCGCTTGAACCTTGCCATGCCGCTTCTTTAACATGCATTACTTGGTAATAATCTAAAGGCTGGTCTTTGCTAAAGCCATATGACGGAGTAGACAATCTATATGCTGGATAACGAGTTGGCTCAAGAATAACTGATATAAGTGTGCTGTCTAGGTTGTACATCTCTTTTGGTGTTTGGTTTACATCCTTTTGGTTTTCTCTCCACCATAAAGTAAATGATTCACCTGATAGGTCTTGCCACATTGACCACTGATACCAAAATTCGTATGCAGTCTGAAAGTTATTTGGATTTGTAAGCAAACTAAGGATTTGTTTTGCTTTTGTCTTGTCTCTTGCACCAACATTTGGGTCTTTTAAAGCATCAACGTATGTACCATCATCGCTTTTGGACATAATTGAAATACCGCATTGTGACAAAGCCCTTGCCTTAACACCTACGCATGACATTACTGTAGAGTTTCTTGTTAGTGCGGAAACATCCAAAACACGACCAGCAACTGTAGTGCTAGAGGTGGTTACATAAAGAAGTTGGTTTGCAGTTGGTTGTTTATTGCTTGTTGCGTAAACAACTTGGTTACCTAATTGGAGTTGGCCAAGAACTGTATTTGATTCTTGTGTTTTATTTTTTTGCTTAAATATGTCTAAAATAGCCATAATAACTCCTAATTTTTCACAATATTACATCAGAATGCCCTAAAACCAAAACTATTTGACACAAATGGGTTATCCAATGAACAATGTGCCGCAATAATTAGTGCAATAATACCATCAACCTTAGCAGATTTGTCAGCCTCGTTTTTTCGCACTTTAATATTGCCATTTACATCAGTATAAACCTCACAGTTACCTAATTGCCAGCCAACAAATGGGTTTTGACTGTGCTTAATCTGTTTATTTAGTATCAACTTCTCAACATATTTAGATGGATTGTTTAACACAGCCATACCTTGTCCAACTTTTTTAACTGGAATACCAGCATCATGCAAACGTGCCACCATAGATGCCGCATTATAGGCATCATAACCAACTTCTTTTACGTTGTACTTCTCACATTGTCCCTTGATAAAGTCAGATATTTCCCTGTCATCCATAACATTACCTTCGGTTAATTTTAAAATGCCACTAGCAATGGCTACATTAAAAATATCCAAGTAATGTTTAGGCACAAAGTTTAAGCCTTCCTCTGGCAAGAAAAACTGCCATTCTGCTTCGTAGTCTTGTTCGCCATACCGCTTTAAAGTGCAGACTGCGTTTAAATCTCGTGTAGCCGCCAAGTCAAAGCCTATAAAAACCGCTTCTGGTGGCTCAGGTCTTTCCACAATCTTAGTTTGCTCGTCATCCCAAAAGGTTCGGTCAATCCATGCGGTATTAGCAGATACATAGATGTTAAGAGTTTTGCATAAAAACTCATTTAATGCCGCTGGTTTATGCTGTGCTTCTACGGCTCTATTAGAGATAGCATCCTCAAAGACAGATATTCCGTGCATAGGATTAGCCTTTGCCCAAACAACTGGGTCGTGCCAATCATCCGCAGGGTCTAGTCCATATAATAATCCAAACCATCTAGGATTATCGGTGGCTTCCCCAGTAAGCATAGACCTATACATGGAAAAGTCCTCATAAAACTTGGTCTCTTTAGTAAATGAGGCTGTTGTAATATAGATGCGTAGCGGATTTTGTCGGGCAACCATACCGGAATGTAGAACTTCTATAGAGTTTCTATCTACAATCTGTGCCGCTTCGTCAATAATTACGCAGGATGGATTTTTACCATCACCTGTTTTCTTTGTATCTCGACTTAAAGCCTTAAACATGGATTGGCTATCACCGTATTTTTTTATCTCATACTTGGACAGGATAAACTGACCTTGTAGTTCTAAAGGCATATTTTCCACAAAGCCCTTTGATGCATCAAATACAATCGTGGCTTGTTCTCGGCTAGTTGCTAAACTAAAAACCTCGGCACCTGCTTCACCGCATAATAGTTCGTATAAGGCTATAACTGCCGTTAAAGTGGATTTGCCTGCCTTGCGTGGAATAAACAAGATAACATCCGTTACCATTCGCTTTGTTAAGTCTTTTTTACTACGAAAGCCATAAATAGCACAAAGAAGTAATATCTGAAATGGCTCTAGGATAATTTCCTCACCAGCCTGTGGTCCTTTGGTATGTTTTAGGGTGCCAGCAAACTGTAAGACATGCTCTGGAAACCTCTCGTCAAAAACCCATTCCCATTCTTTATTTTCTAATTGGTTAATAAATCGTTGGCAGGCTAGACGAACATCATTGCAAACATTGATTTCACCTTTGGCTACATCACGAGCATAAAGCGCACCATCTTGCCATTTCATTGTGCTAGTGGACCTTTAAGGAATTTAGATAAAGGGCTATCGTTTTCAACTTTGCCAGCAGACAACCGACTGCGTGGGGTCAAGCCCATTTCGTTCATTAACTGAATAATAAGAGTCATAGTTTTGTTGCGAATAGGAATAAATGGATTTGGTCCGACTGTTTTGCCATCATTGTAAACTGTAATAATTCCGTTTTTGCTAATACCCATCGAGCATTGGATATAAAGTTCTATATGCTCGGCTAGCATGGTCAAAGTATGTTTATCTTGGTCTGTGCCAATTCCATAGACTGAAAATAGAAAATCGCTAGTTTCATCAATAAACTTTTGCTTATTAAAGGACTCAGGATGCGTTAGCCATTCAGCGGCAGGCACTCGTTTTTTAATTGCATCGGGCAACATTGCGGCTTGGCCTCGTCTAGATTTCGTGCCGTCAACTACATGCAGTTCGGGTGGTTTTTTGTTCATGTTTCTATCATACAACACAGACACCCCCCTTTGTCAAATTACAACGCGAACAAGAATG